GTCACGCAGAGATTTTTTTCAATGAAATGAAGAAGATGGAACCAGAACCGCACGTAAGACCAAAGCTGAAGCGCAAACCGGAACAGTACCAGCGCGGTCGACCGCCAGCCCTACAGGTCATCACCGAGGAACAACTCAGCGGTGGACTGTTGCCGCTGGATTACATGCTCGCCGTTATCCGTGACCCAAATGCCTCACAACTACGGCGAGACAAGATGGCGATTGCGGCGGCACCCTATTGCCATGCCCGCAAGACCGATGAGGCACCCATGGGCAAGAAGGACCAGCGGGCCGAGGCGGCGGCGACGGCTGGCGGGACCGGAACTGAGTGGTCCGACGACCTCGAGGTCAATCAGGTCAACTGATGCGGTTGGAAATCACCGACGATTGCTGTGCGACGGCGCGGCGGCTGATTGCCGACGGCCTTGATCCCAGCGAAATGTTGGAATTCTGCCGCGGTGAGGTGGTCAGCCTGCGCGGGACGGCGCGGGCGTTTGCCTCCCGACAACTGCAGGAAACAGCCGAGGGTGGTCCCCGGCATGTCGCTTACGATCCCCTCCAAGCCGAACGATTGGTGCAACTGAGGACCAACCGTCGGCGGCCCATGCGTTAAAACCGGCCCCCCTTGCTCCACCTAACCCCCGTCCTTGAAAACGAACGAGCCACCCTGCCTGAGGCTGGGCCGTCCATTGGCGTCGAGGACTGGGACACGAGCTGCCTGGACTGGGAGGAGCGTATCCTGGACGGCCGCAGTCTAGTCCCGGAACTGCCGCTATACGAGGGCGAGGCGGCCAAGGCGCTGCGATGCTTCAAGCGGCTGCGGTTGCCGGATGTGATCGGGACGCCGCGGTTGGGCGAGGTCTGCGGTCCCTGGTTCTTCCCGATCGTGGCGGCGCTGTTCGGGAGCTACGACCGGGCCGCCAATGTTCGTCGGATTTCTGAGGTCTTCCAGCTAATCCCTAAGGGCAACAGCAAGAGCACGAATGGCGGCGCGGTGATGCTGACCGCGCTGATCATCAACCCGCGACCCTCTGCGGAATTTTTGTTCGTCGCCCCCACAATCGAGATTGCCAGCATCGCGTATCGGCAAGCGAAAGGCACCATCCGGCTCGATCCCGAGCTCAGCAAGATCTTGCATGTGCAGGATCACATCCGAAAGATCACGCACCGGCAGACCGGCGCGAGCCTGCAGATCAAGGCCGCAGATACCGATGTGATCACCGGCTCGCTGGCGCTGGGCACCATGATCGACGAGACCCATGTGTTTGCGAAACGAGCGAACGCGGCCGAAATCTTCATCGAGTTGCGCGGTGCGCTGACGAAAAGAACGGACGGGTTCCTGTTCCAGACCACCACGCAAAGCAAGCAACCGCCGTCGGGCGTGTTCGCGTCCGAGCTGGCGATGGCGCGCGCGGTGCGCGACGGTAAGACGCGGATGCCGCTGCTGCCGGTGCTGTACGAACTGCCGGATCGGCTGGCGCGCGACGGCGGCTGGAAGGAGCGCAAATACTGGCCGCTGGTCAACCCGAACCTGGGGCGCTCGACCAACGAGGGCTTCCTGGCGCGCGAGATTGTGCGGGCCGAGGCTGATGGGCCGGCGGCGGTCGCACTTATAGCCTCCCAACATTTTAATATTCAAATCGGCATGAGTTTGCGCGCCGACGGCTGGGCCGGCGCGAATTACTGGAGCCGCGGTGTTGAGGAAGGGCTGACGCTGGACGCGGTGCTCGAGCGCTCGGAAGCAGTCGTAGTGGGCATCGATGGTGGGGGCTTGGACGACCTGCTCGGTATTGCGGTGCTCGGGCGGGCAAAAGATGACAAGGGTTGGTGCGCCTGGACGCATGCGCTGGTCTCGCCGGAAGGGCTCGAGCGGCGAAAAGCTAATACCGGGTTTTACGAAAGGTTTCAGGCCGACGGCGACTTAACCGTGGTCGAGGAGTTGCCGGATGACATTTCGGCTGTCACGGACATCGTGGAAAAAATTAAAGGCACGAAAAAACTTGCCGGTGTCGGCGTGGACGCGATCGGGATCGGTGGCATTGTCGATGCCCTCGCGAAAATCGGCGTCACGCAAGAGGACAAGCTTCTCGTCGGCATCCGCCAAGGCATCTCGCTGATGGGCGCCATCAAGACGATCGAGCGCAAGCTGGTGGACGGTTCGTTCAAGCACGGCGGCCAGGCGCTGATGACGTGGTGCGCCGGCAACGCGCGCATCGTGCCGACGCCGACCGGGATGCGGATTGCGCGTGATGATTCGGGTTATGGGAAGATCGACCCCTTGATGGCGTTATTCAACGCCTCGGCGCTGATGGCGCTCAATCCGACGCCGCAGAATCGGCCAGAGTGCCGATTGTTTTTCGCCTGAAGGATCACTGCCATGCTTAACCGGGCATACAGCCTGCTTGAGATCAAGCAGGTCGACGAGGACGCGCGCATCATCACCGGCATGGCATCGACGCCGACGCCGGATCGGCTCGAGGATGTGGTCGAGCCGACCGGTGCGCAGTTCAAACTACCGTTGCCGTTGCTGTGGCAACACGACTCAGGCAACCCGATCGGCCACGTCACTCATGCCAAGGTCAGCAAATCCGGCATTGAGATCGTCGCCAAGATTGCCAAGGGTGTGACCGCTGAGATCGACCGCGCCTGGTCGCTGATCAAGGCTGGGCTGGTTCCTGGCCTCTCGATCGGGTTCAAGCCGATCGAGTTCTCGTTCATCGAAGAGACCGACGGCATTCGCTTCATCAAATGGGACTGGCTCGAGCTCAGTGCCGTGACCATCCCGGCGAACAGCGAAGCCACCATCGCCACCGTGAAATCGATCGACACTGCGCAGCGGGCCGCGTCCGGCCAAGCAAAGCCGCGTCGTGTCGTTCATCTCAACCCACCCGGCGCCTCGGGACATCCTCAACGGAAGTCCACCCAGGAGGGTGTAGATATGAAAACCATTGCAGAGCAGATCACTGCGCTTGAGGCCAAGCGGGCCGCCAGCGCGGCGCGCATGGAAGCTGTGATGCAGAAGAGTCTCGACGAGGACCGCACGTCAGACGCGGGCGAACAAGATGAGTTCGATACCCTCGCCGGTGAAGTCGAAGCCCTAGACAAAGATCTCGTGCGGCTGCGCAAGATCGAGCAGGCCAAGGCGTTCGCGGCCAAGGCGGTGAAGGCCGAGAGGACCGAGGACGGCTCCGCCGCGCGTGGCGGAGCGATCATCGTCAAAGCAAAGCCGACACTCGAACCCGGCATTGAATTGGCCCGGCGGGTGAAAGTCAAAATCATCCAGCGAGTATCAAGCGAGCGTGCGTCAGATGTTGCCGCGGCGATGTACGGAAGCGACAGCGAAGTCGCCGCGTTCTACAAGGCTGCCGTTCCCGCCGGCACGACCATCTCGGGCAGCTGGGCGGCCAACCTCATCGGTGCAGAGACCGGGGGCGCGGCGGTCGCGGCTTTTCTCGAGTATTTGCGTCCGAGGACGATCTTGGGGCGCTTCGGCACTGGTGGCGTTCCGGCTTTGACTTCGGTCCCATTCCGCGTTCCGATCGTTACACAGACCGGCGCCGGTGCTGGCTATTGGGTCGGGGAATCGAAAGCAAAACCGTTAACGTCGTTTGCCTTCACACGAACCACGCTTGCACCGTTGAAGGTCGCGAACATCTGTGTGCTGAGCATGGAGAACATCAGGTTCAGCGATCCGAAGTCGGATGCGATCGTGCGTAATCAACTGGCGGAAGCATTGCGGGCAAGACTCGACACCGACTTCATCACTCCGTCAAAGACCGCAGTGACGAATGTATCGCCGGCCTCGATCACCAACGGCGCGGCAACGATCATATCGTCGGGCGATGATTCCGACGCCATTCGGTTGGATATTCGCTCGCTGCTCGCAAAGTTCAATGCGGCGAATAATCCTCCTTCGAGTGGCGTGTTTATTATGACATCAGCTTGTGCTCAGGCACTGGCAATGATGGTCAATCCGCTCGGTCAGCAGGAATTCCCAACCATGGGCGCAACCGGCGGAACAGTCTACGGCATGCCGGTTATCGTGAGTGATTATGTCCCCGCTGCGCTTGTTGTGCTGGTCAATGCCACGGATGTCTTCCTGGCGGATGATGGCGATGTTTCCGTCGATACCAGCATGGAAGCATCGCTGGAAATGTCGGACGCGCCGGCGCACGATTCGAGTACGCCGACAGGCGCTTCCCTTGTAAGTCTTTGGCAAACAAATTCGGTTGGTGTCAAAGCCGAGCGAGTCATCAACTGGATGCGCGGCCGGACGCAGTCGGTTGCGTATCTCACCAGCGCCGATTGGGGCGGCCCCGTCCACACCGCCTAAGCCTCTTCGCTGCCTGGGGGCGGGCCGGCCTCCTCTGTCCGCCCCCATTTTTCGGAGATGATGCCGATGAAAATGCGCAAGCTGATGGCGACCAAGCCGCACAAGTACGGCACCCGGCATTTGACCGCCGGCGAGGAATACGAGGTGCCGGTGCGGCATGCGATCGCGCTGGTCGCGGGCAGGAAGGCGAACTTTGTACCGGACAAGCCGGTGCGCGCAGCAAAGGTCGAGCAAAAATTCGTATCTGATTCCGACGATAGTATTGTCGATAGTATTGGCGGTGCTGCAACGACGGAGGCGGCCATCGACAGCCTGCGCGTGGAAGCCACGCAGCTCGGCATCGACGTCGACGGGCGCTGGGGCGTGGCCCGGCTGCAGCACGAGATTGCACAGGCAAAATCCTGATGAGGATCTTCGGTCTGCCGATCCCATTCACCGGCGAGAAGCGCAAGGCGCTAAACTCGCTGCCGACGGATCGCGGCGGCTGGTATCCACTGATCCGCGAGCCGTTCACCGGCGCGTGGCAGCGCAACCTTGAAATCAATGTCGATACTGCGTCAAGTTTTCATGCGGACTTCGCATGCAAAACCTTGATCGCGCGTGACATCGCCAAGCTGCGGGTGAAGCTGGTCGAAAAGGACAAGAACGATATCTGGTCGGAGACCACCAACCCGGCCTTTTCCCCGGTGCTGCGCCGGCCGAATGATTATCAAACCCGGAATCAGTTCTGGGAATGCTGGGTTTTATCGAAGCTGTCGCGCGGCAATACCTATGTGCTCAAGGTGCGCGATAATCGCCAGGTGGTGACCGCCCTGCATGTGCTCGATCCGACGCGGGTGCGGCCGCTGGTCGCCGACGATGGCAGCGTGTTCTACCGCTTGAGCAGCGACAACCTCGCCGACATCGACGACATCATCGTGCCGGCGCGCGAGATCATCCACGATCGCTTCAACTGTTTATTTCATCCGCTGGTCGGCACGCCGCCGGTGTTCGCCAGCGGACTCGCATCGATGCTCGGCATCAATGCGCAGAAGACATCCGCGCTGCTGTTCGAAAACGCCTCGGTGCCCGGCGGCCTTCTCACCGCGCCCGGCGAGATCAGTGACGTCGCGGAAAAGCGCATCAAGGAGGAATGGGAGTTGCGGTTCTCGCGCGTCAATCTCGGCCGTGTCGCGGTGCTGTCTGGCGGCATGAAGTACGAGAAGATGACGGTCACCAACGTCGAGGCGCAGATGATCGAGCAGTTGAAATGGTCGGCCGAGGTTGTGTGCTCGGTCTACCATGTGCCGCCGTACAAGGTTGGTGTCGGCGTGCTGCCGACATACAACAACGTGCAAGCATTGAACGTCGAGTACTACTCTCAAGCGCTGCAATCGCACATCGAGGAAATCGAGGAGGCGCTCGACGCGGCGCTCGGCATCGGCGTCGGCGAAGGTCTCGGCACCGAGTTCGACACTGACAATCTGCTGCGCATGGATACCGTCACGCAGGTCACCGCCATCCGCGATGCGGTCGGTGCCGGTGTGATGGCGCCGAACGAGGGCCGCGCCAAGCTCGATCTCAAGCCGGTCACCGGCGGCGACAATCCCTTCCTCCAGCAGCAAAATTACTCACTTGAGGCGCTTGCCAAGCGCGACGCGCAGGCCGATCCGTTCAAGCCGGCCACGCCGCCCGCACCGCCGCCAGCCGCGCAGGATCAGCCGGCCGAACCGGCACCAAAGCCCACTCCCGCCAAGGACATCGCGCAGCAATTCACGCGGGCATTGCAGGCCATACATCGCGAGGCCGCATGATGGATGACAACGACATCACCGAACTGGCAAAGGGCATGGTGCCGTTCGTGCGCGAATGCGTCGCCGAGGCCGTTACCAAGATCGCGCTGCCGCCCGAGCTCGCCGGACAAGTCGCGAGCGCGTTGCGCCTGCTGCACGAGTCGCCGCCGCTCGAACAACGAGAGCCCGGCAACTCGTAAATGTCGCAGCAGATTATCAACATCGACGAACTGCCGCCCAATGATGAGATCCGTATCTCGTTCGACAAGTGCAATAAGAATTTTACCGAGCTTTATGAGGACGTCGACGAGCTAAACGATCGCATCGATCGCATTCCAACCGCGCCCGGTGGAGGCGGCGGCAGCAGCAGTGGCAATGGTGACGGTGAGCAAGGCCCGCCCGGACCGCCTGGGCCGCAGGGACCGCCTGGTGAGCCCGGCCCGGCAGGTGACACCGGATCACCAGGACCAAAGGGCGACACTGGCGACGTCGGACCCCAAGGGCCGCAAGGCGACACCGGAGCGCAAGGGTCGCCCGGCGCCACCGGAGCGCAGGGGCCGCCCGGAACCCCCGGAATACAGGGGCCGCAAGGCGAGCCGGGCGCCTCGACCACGGTCATTAAATATCGTTTTTCAACGGCCACCCTGCCGCCGCCTGCTTCGGAATATCTGCGGCTGAACGATGCCGATCCAGCGCTGGCGACTGTAGTCTATTGCAGCAAAACGAGCGATACCGGCGGTGATGCCACACTCGTGTTCGGCATCACCCAGATTGACGATCAGCTTCTCATCCAGGACTTTAACGATAGCAGCATTCGGCACCTCTTTCGCGTTACTGCGCTGCCGACCGATCAGGGCACCTACGCTGAGATCGCAGTGCTCTGGATCGAAGGTGCCGGCACGTTTGCCAACAATAACGTCATTTCGACTGGGTTCATGCGGCCGGGACAAGAGGGACCGCCCGGCCCGCAAGGACCGCCTGGTGTTGTTTCGGCGAGTGCGCCGTTATCGTTCAATTCCGGCACCGGCGCGCTATCGATCGATCTCTCGGCCTATCAACCGCTCGACAGCGATCTGACCGCGATCGCGGCGTTGACCGGCACCAACGTCATCTATTACCGATCGGCCGCCAACACCTGGGCCGCGGTCACGATCGGCGCCAACCTGACATTCAGCGGCGGCACATTGGCGGCGAGTGCCGGCGCGCCAGTCGGTGCGGAGTACATCACCTCGACGGCCGATGCGACGCTGACCTCCGAGCGGGTGCTGACCGACACCGCGACGGTGACGTGGGATCGCACGACCGCGGGACAGATCAAGGCAAATGTCGCCGGAGGGGGAACCTCCGCGCCGCAAGGACGGCTGACGCTGCAGTCAAGCGTGCCGGTGATGACGACGACGCAGTCGGCGAAAACGACGATTTATTACACGCCATATGTCGGCATCCAAATCCCGATCTTCGACAGCACCAGCTTCGTGATGACGGCGTTCGCCGAAATCTCGGTTGCGACTACGGACACCTCGAAGAATCCGGCAGCGATCGGCGCAAGCAAAGTCAACGACTGGTTCGTGTGGAATGATGGTGGGACATTACGATTGACGCACGGTCCGGACTGGACCAACGACACCACACGATCGGTGGCGCTGAATTACATCTCGGGTCTTTGGACCAATAGCTCGACCATTACCAATGGTCCGGCGACCAATCGTGGCACCTATGTCGGCACCACGCGCAGCAATGCATCGTCGCAGCTAGATTGGAAATACGGCACGGCGGCAAATCCTCCTGGCGAAACCTGGTTCGGCGTTTGGAACGCCTACAATCGCGTGAACGTGGCGGGGTTTTGTGGCGATACGACCAGCAACTGGACCTCCAGCAATGTTACGCCTCATTGCGCCAATGCCGCCGGTTCTGCAAGCGGCCTGACATATCGGGCAAGTTTTATCGTTGGTCTACAGGAAGACAGCCTGCTTGGAGTGTATTCGTCGCACGCTGCTTTGAGCACCACTAATGGCGGCACGATTGGTATCGGTTATGACTCGACCTCGGTGTTCTCCACCAGCGGCAGCGCGCAGGCCGCAAGCACCTCGCTGCAATCGGCAGTAACGGCACAGATTGCGATCGCACCGGTGGCCGGCTGGCATTTCATGCAGGCGCTGGAGGCGGCAACTGCGGCCGGTACGGCTGCATTTTACGGCTCTTTCCAGCAATCTCTATCCAAATTATTTCTCGGTTACCGGATGTAGCGCATGGACGCGATCACGCTGCACGACGCCATCGCCGAAGTCTGCCCGGTGGTGTCAACCTCGGTCGGCAAGCCAGATGACCGGACGACGTGGTCATTCATTGCAGCCGACAACGCCACGGCGCCGCAGATCAACGCCGGCAATAATGTCATCGCCACCATTCCGATTGCGATCAAGGCAACACTTGCGAGCAGCGAGTTCATTGGTCGGTTTACTAACGCAGAGTATCGCGCAGCGACCGCAACCACTTGGCGGCAAATCGGGGGCAACGCCAAGAATTGGGATGTCGTGGCGTTCGATCCGGTCATCGATATGAACAAGAAAAAAGTGACGACGCTAAAAACATCGCTCGTTGCTGACGGCATCCTGACGCAAGCCCGGGCGGATATTATTTTTTCATGATGACCTTATAGCATAGGGGGCGGCATGAGTGAGAACCCGATGATCCCCGCTCCACAATATACGCTGACCGAGGGCTTCGGCGTTTGCCTGGCCATGTGCCATCGCGCGCTAGCCGAAGTTCGGGCGCTCGCGCGCTTGCCGGGACCGCCGGGCGACACCGGGCCGGAAGGCAAGCCTGGGCAGCAGGGCGAGCGCGGCGAGAAGGGCGAGCGCGGCGAACCTGGCGCCATGGGACCGGCCGGCCTCGAGGGCAAGACCGGCGAGCGTGGCCAGAAGGGCGAGCCCGGCCGCAATGCCGCCGACCTGACCTATCTGCAGGACTATGCCGCCGAGCAAGTTAGCCGCGCCGTCAAGACCTCCACCATCACCTCGCCGGACGGTGGCCGCACGTTGCGCTGGGCCGTCGGCGACACCGTGCATGAGATCAAGACCGCGATCGTGCTCGATGCCGGGGTATGGAAGGAAGGCACGACCTATGTCCCCGGCGATGGCGTCACCCTTGGCGGCTCGTTCTTCATCGCCCAGGCCGAGACATCAGCCAAGCCCGGCAAGTCGGACGACTGGCGCCTCGCCGTCAAGCGCGGCAGCGACGGGCGCGACGCGCGGTCGGACGAGAAACGCGCGCTCGAGCCGCTCAGGTTGAAATAATGCATTCCATTCTCGAAATTCTCAGCGAGTCGACCGACAGCGCCGGTCCGGACCTGATCAGCCTCGCCGACCTCAAGCTCGCGCTCGAGATCGAGGGCACGACGGAAGACGCCACGTTGCAGGCCGCCATCACCATGCAATCACGCCTCATTGCGGAGTATTGCAACCGCCGCTTCGGCCTGGCCGAGGCGCTGGAGACCTTCACCTTCGATCGCAACGAGAACCTGCTGCCGCGGCAGGCGCTGACGCTGTCGCTTTATCCGGTGGTCGAGATCGCCGAGGTATCGGCCGCGGGCGCCACCGCCGCCGACTATGACTTCGATCCCGACAGCGGTCGGCTGTGGACCAGCGGATGCTGGGCCGAGACGGTGGTCGCCGTGCTCTATAGCGGCGGCTACGACTTGCCGGAACAGGCACCGGCCCGGCTGCAGCAGGCGATCATCCAGGCCGTAAACGAGGGGCGCACCTCCGGCACGCGCGATCCCAGCATTCGCGAAGTACAGCACGGCGATACCCGCGTGTCCTATTTCACGCCGTCGCTGTCGACCGCGTCATCGGGCTATCTGTCCGCGATCGTGACTGACCTAATCCAACCCTACCGGCGCCTCTATGTCGCATGAGTTTGCATTCTGGTCGGTGCCGCGCGAATGGCCGGGCGAGACCGTGTTCATCGTCGGCGGCGGGCCATCGGTGCTCGGGCTCGAGCTCGAGGCGCTGCGCGGCCGCCGCGTGATCGCGATCAATTCCAGCGTGTACAAGCTGCCGTGGGCGGACATCCTCTATTTCGGCGACTGGCGCTGGTGGAACGAGCCGCACAACCGGGCGGCGGTTGCGAGCTTCCGCGGCCGTGTCGTCACCACCTCGCGCATGGTGTCGGAGGACAAGAAGGTGCTGGTCTGCCGCAGTGCCAAGCCGCCGGGGCTGGCGCTCGCGCACGATAGCCTGATGCAGAAATGGACGTCGCTGACGGCGGCCACCAATC